AGGTACTGGTCCAGGTACATCAGGAACAGCAAACCAAAACTCAAACTTTGGTGTGATTGTTGCTGGACATGATTCTGCTGTAGCAACTGCAGAGCAGATCAACAAGACAGAAACATATCGTGACCCTGACAGCTTTGCTGACATTGTTCGTGGTATGCACCTATACGGCAGAAAGATACTTCGTCCAGAAGCTATCGCTACTGCTAAATACAACGCAGCGTAAGGGGGGATTAAGATATGGCTACTTTTGACATGACCTCAAAAGCTACTGTTGGTGTCGATTCTGACAGCATTGCAGCAGCTACCTCACGCCATCAAGCAATGGGAATGTACATGCGTGAAGCACGTCTTGACATTGCTAAAATGGTTGAAGACGGATATTCCTGTACCAATGGGGATATCTTTCAGCTTCTAGAAATTCCTGCTAATACATTAGTATTGTTTGCAGGTGCTGAAGTTGAGACTGCTTTTAACGGTACATCTCCAACTGTGGATATTGATTTCGCAGCAGGTGATGACATCGTTGACGGTGGTGATGTTAGTTCTGCAGGTTTCTTAGCAAGCGGAACAAACGGTCAAAGTATGGTTGTAAACACTGCAGCAGCAGATACGTTTACAGCACACGTAACAACTACAGATACAATTGACGTTAAGTTGATTGCTTCATCTGCAGATGTTACATCTGGTATCTTACGTGTCGTGGCTTGTTGCATCGACACAGGTGCTAGAGGCCGTGTGGCAGCTACCGAAGTAGATCGTGATCTACTAGCATAACACTTTAGGGGCTGACTTCGGTTGGCCCCTTTAGCTTATCTAAGGAAAAAATATGGCTTTGACATTTCTCTCATTAACTAATGATGTAATTACACGTATGAATGAAGTAGTACTTACTTCTACTACTTTTACTAGTGCAAGGGGTGTTCAGGTACAATGTCAAAATGCTGTTAATGAATCTATAAGGTACATTAACCAAAGGGAGTTTGGATACTCTTTTAATCATGCACAAAATTCTTCTACTTTAACTCCAGGTGTGTGTAGATATACCGCACCGACTGGTACTAAATCAATAGATTATGCTACGGCTAGAATTAAAAAAGATGACGATGTTAATGCCGCAGGAAATAATTTAACAGTTCTTAATTACAATGAGTACATAGAAAAAGGTTATCCTAATGAGGAAGATCAAGTTGCAACAACAACTCTAAATGGATCACACTCAAGTTCTGTAACAACTCTTACTCTAACATCTACTAGTGACTTCTCATCTTCAGGAACTGTTTATATCGGTGGTGAGCAAGTAACCTACACAGGTGTTTTAGGTAACGATATTACAGGTTGCACTAGAGGAGCTAACAGCACAACTGCAGCTACACATGCTAGTGGTACAACAGTAACACAGTTTGATGGCGGTGGTGTTCCTAGAAATATAGTTAGAACTCCCGATAATAACTATTTGTTATACCCTTATCCAGATAAACAATACACACTTATATTTGATTATTTTACATTTCCATCTGATCTATCAGCACATGGAGATACTACAAGTATTCCAGATAGATTTGCACCTGTAATTGTAGATGGTGCTGCTGCTTTTGTTTATCAATATAGAGGTGAGGTGCAACAGTATCAATTAAACTTTGCTAGGTTTGAGCAGGGTATTAAGAATATGCAAAGTCTACTTATTAATAAATATGAGTATATAAGATCTACAGTCATCATTGCTCCTAGAGGTTCTGCTAACTTTATGGGTGGAGTTGTTTCATAATGCCAGATCTATCTCAAGCTCAACCTGCAGCATTTAACTGTGAGGGTGGTTTAGTTTTAAACCGTTCTACATTTTTAATGCAGCCAGGAGAAGCATTAGAGTTAGAAAACTTTGAGCCTGACATTGAGGGTGGCTATAGAAGAATAAATGGTTTTCGTAAATACGTAAATCATCAAGTGCCTCAAACATCTGACTCTAGTGAAAAAGTTCTTATGGTTGCTACCTTTGCAGACAAAGTATTAGCAGCTAGGGGTGAGAAGATATTTAGTTCTTCATCTACTGAGCTTGCAACTAAGATTGTTTCTACTACAGGCATGACAGGTTCTGGAACTATAACTGTAGACTCTACTACAGGATTTTCCTCTAGCGGAACATTACAAATTAACAGTGAAATATTTACATACACTGGTGTTACCTCTACTACTTTCACAGGAGTAACTCGTGCTGCTACAAGTACAACTGCTGCTAATCATGCTGTTGACGATGTGGTGTCAGAGTCTTGGACTGAAAGAGATACTGGTAGAACTAGTGCAGGTAAGTATAGTTTTGAAAGATATAACTTTGATGGTAACGAAAAAATTATAGTTGTTGATGGTGCAAATGCCCCAACTATTTTTAATTCTTCTTTATCAGCAACAGATGTTAGTGAAAGTTCTGTAGCAGGTTCTACAATAGTTGTAGCTTTTAAAAACCACATGTTTTACGCAGGTAAATCTGCTACACCACAGACCTTAGTATTTAGTGAACCTTTTGACGAAGATGGTTTCCAATCAGGTGATGGTGCAGGAACTATCAAAGTAGATGATAATATTGTCGGACTAAAAGTATTTAGGGATTCTTTATTTATATTTTGTGAAAACAGAATATTTAAAATGACAGGATCTACTCTTAGTGACTTTGCCATACAACCAGTTACTAGAGACATTGGATGCGTAAACAAAGATACTATACAAGAATTTGCAGGTGACTTGCTATTCCTTGGTCCTGATGGACTCAGAACTGTTGCTGCTACTGCAAGAATTGGTGATACGGCTCTTGGTGCTATTACACAAAACGTACAGTCTATTTTTGATGCTAACATTAAAGATTCAACAGTATTTGAAAGTGTGGTTATACCAGATAAAACACAATATAGAATATTCTTTTCAAAAGCAGGACAAGGTGAAGTTTTAACAAGAGGTATTATCTGTGTTAGAAGAGCAGACAAGTTTGAGTTTGCAGAGATACGTGGAGTAAAACCATCGGTTACAGATGCTTTAGTCGTTGATGGAGATGTCCTAGTATTACATGGTGATTTTTCAGGTTATATCCACAGACAAGAAGAAGGTAATACTTTTGATGGTACAGCAATACTAGCTAGATACAGAAGCCCTGATTTAAGTTTTGGAGATACTGGTGTTAGAAAACACATGCAAAGAGTTATTCTTAACTTTAAACCTGAGTCAGCAATAGATGCAGATCTTTTTGTTCGTTATGACAATGAGGCTTCCGACTCAGCAAGACCTGCAGCATATGCTTTAGACAGTTCCCAAGTTGCAGCACAGTTTGGTTCTGCAACTTTTAGTACCTCTAGTAGTGCTGCACAGTTTGTTTTTGGTGGTCCTTCACAGCCACTTGTAAGACAGTCAGTAGAAGGATCAGGTTTTTCTGTTGCATTAAGAATTAAAGATGGTGGAGAAACAGCACCATATTCCCTAAAAGGGTTTCAATTAGAATATCAAGTAGGAGCAAGACGTTAGATGGGTAATACATACACGAGACAATCCAGTTTTACAGACGGTGATGTTATTACTGCCGATCTGTTTAACAATGAATATGATCAACTTTTAGCTGCCTTTGCAGCAAGCACAGGACACACTCACGATGGTACTGCTGCAGAAGGTGGACCTATTACTAAGCTATTAGGCACAGGTATTACCATTGGTGATGGTACAACTGGTACTGACATTACAGTAACTTTTGATGGTGAGACTAATGACGGTGAACTTAAATGGATGGAAGACGAAGACTACTTTGAGTTTTCTGACGATATACTTATTGCCTCTACAGAAAAGATACAGTTTCGTGATACAGCTATTTATATTAACTCTAGTACTGATGGTCAACTTGATCTTGTCGCAGATACAGAAATACAGATTGCTGCTACTACCGTTGATATAAATGGTAACGTAGATGTATCAGGAACACTTACCGTTGCAGGTGCTGTAGATTTTGGTGATGCTGCTTTATCAAATGTAGGTGCAGTACAACTAGATAGTATTGCAGGTGATGCTGACTCTAACACAAGCATAGCCTTTAGTGGATCTGACGTAATTACAATTACTGCAGGTGGTGAAACACAAGTAACATTTAATAATGGATCAATACTTCCTACAACAGATGACGATGTAGATTTAGGCTCTAGCTCTTTTGAGTTTAAAGATGGTTACTTTGACGGTACACTTCACGCAGATGCAATAAACTTTAATGGTACAGCTATAAGTGCAACTGCTGCTGAACTTAACATTATGGATGGTGTTACCTCTACAACAGCAGAATTAAATATACTTGATGGTGCTACAGTAGTTGTAGGAGAGATTAATGCTCTTGATCTAGGGTCTACAGGTACAGGCACAGCTATTAACTCTAAAGCAGTTATATTAGATGCTAACAAAGACTATACAGGTATAAGAAATCTTACGCTTACAGGTGATCTCACTATTGGTGGTGATGATCTTACTATGGGTACTAATACTTCAGGACATCTTCTTATTGCAGACGGTACAAACTTTAACCCTACTGGTGTAGGTGACTTATCTGAGATTAGTACGGTTGCTAACGATGACGTGTTTCTTGCTGTAGATACATCTGGTGGTGGTCTTAAAAAGATTACACGTAGCACGATAGTTTCTGGTCTTGCTGTTACTGGTGCTGCTATATCTAACGTAGTGGAAGATACTACTCCACAGTTAGGTGGTGATCTTGATATGAACGGTCAAGATATTGTTACTACATCAAATGCAGACCTTGAGTTAGCTCCAAATGGAACAGGTCATGTAACTGTGCGAGGTAATACTAATGCAGGTGCAATACAGTTTAACTGCGAAAGCAATAGTCATGGACAAATAGTACAATCTCAACCACACTCTGCTAGTGTTACAAACACTATGTTGTTACCTGCAGGTTCTAGCTCAACCCTAGTATCTAAGGTATCAACAGATACACTAACAAACAAAAGCTTTGGTGACAATGTAAGTTTTGGTGATAACAATATTACTAACGTTGGTGATATTGCTCTAGACTCTATTAGTGCTGATGCTACAGATATTAACGTAGCTGTTACTGATAACTCAGCTACTGCACTTACAATTAAACAAGGGTCAGATGCTTATCTTATAATTGACACAGCTAACAGCAGTGAGTCTGTCTCTATTGGCACAGGTATCTCTGGTACAGCTATTACATTAGGTCATAGTACGTCAGAAGTTACAGTAGCAGACAACCTTACAGTTACAGGTGATTTGACTGTATCGGGTACAACTACAACGGTAAACTCTACTACTGTAAATCTTAACGATCACAACATTGTTCTTGACAGTGGTAACAGTACATCTGCTGTAATTAATGGTGCAGGTATTACAATAGAGGGTGGTAGTGGTGATGACGCTACGTTTACGTACAATACTTCAGGTCCAACGTTTGAGCTAAAACTAGGCTCTAGCCATGAAGATTTACAGGTAGATAAACTTACTGCTAATGGCGGTTTAGTTGCAGATAATATTACTATTGACGGAACAGAGATAGATTTATCATCTGGAGACTTGACAATTGATGTTGAGGGTGATATAATCCTTGACGCAAATGGTGGTGACTTTAAGTTTCAAGATGACGGAACTGAGATACTTAGAATTACTAACTCATCCAGTGACGTAATTATTAGACCTGTTGTAGATGCTAAAGATCTTATCTTTCAACAAAGAGATGGCACAGAGGTAGCTAGGATAGAAGACAATGGTACGTTTAACGTTGTCACAAGTAAACTAGCTATAAATGGAACTGCCATAACTTCAACAGCAGCAGAGTTAAATATACTTGACGGTGTAACATCTACCGCTACTGAATTAAATATACTTGACGGTGTGACTTCTACAACAGCAGAACTAAACATACTTGATGGTGTTACAGCAACTACATCAGAATTAAACTTATTAGATGGTGATACTTCTGTTGGTGGTTCAATAACATTAGCAGATGCTGACGGTTTTGTAGTTAATGACGGTGGAACGATGAAAACTATTCCTGCAACAGATGTAAAAACATATGCTGCAGGAAGTGCTGCCACTAAAGGATTTGCCATTGCTATGGCAATAGTATTTGGATAGAAAGGTAAAAGTAAATGGCAACCCCAAATATAATTAATGTAGCGACTATTACTCCAAAGGTAGCAGTTGGTGCGGTAACAACAAGTAGAGCAGACATCGTTGATGTACCTGCAGAAAACTGTGCAAAGATAAACACGTTAATGATATCAAACATAGATGGTACAAATGCTGCTGACATTACCGTTGAGGTAAGTGTAGATAACGGATCAAACTATGTTAAGATAGCTAACACAATATCTGTACCTGCTGATGCGACACTAGTTGTTGTAGGTAAAGACAACGGATTTTATTTAGACGAAACAGATCTGCTCGCTGTTACAGCTTCTGCTAACAGTGATCTAACATACTTGGTTAGTTACGAACTTCTAGTAGACTAAAGGTAATTATTAATGGCTAGTAAAAACGGTGGCTTTATTGGTACTGATGGATTAGATGCACCTGATCCACCCACAGCAGTTACACCCACTGCAGGTAGTGAATCAGTTAGTATAGCATTTACTGCCCCTACTGATACAGGCACATCTGCCATCACAGGGTTTGTTGCACAGGTTAGTACAGATAGCACTGACTATAGTGGGGGTTCTGGTACAGGAACATCTTCTCCTATAACTGTTAGTAGTTTAACTGATGGAACAGCTTACACAGCTAAAGTATGGGCTATCAATGCTTACGGCACATCTGCCCCTAGTGATGCTAGTTCTAGTTTTACTCCTTCAGGAAAAGCCTTTTGGCATGGGGGTGCAACAAGTGGAGATAATAGAAGAAACGATATTCAAACAATTTCCTTTAGTACTTTAGGTAACGCCACAGATTATGGAGATTTAACAGCTACAAGATTTAAATTATCAGGGTGCTCTAACTCAACAAGAGGTCTTACTATAGGTGGACGTGAAGGTAGTGATGTAAATACTATAGACTACTATGACCTAACTTCTTCTGGTAACGCCTCTGACTTTGGAGATCTTAGTGCTGCTGTCCAAGGTCCATCTGCTTTAGCAAACTCTACAAGAGGTATTCGAGGCGGTGGTGAAACAAGCACTGTAAAAGATGTAATGGAGTACGTTACAATAGGATCAACAGGTAACTCTACAGACTTTGGTGATCTAACTGTAGCACGTATGAATCTTGGCTCTGCTGCTTCTTCTACAAGAGGTTTGTTTGCAGGAGGAACAGGAAACGCAGGAAACTCAAATGTAATTGAGTACATAACAATAGGTTCAACAGGTAATGGACAAGACTTTGGAGATCTTACAGTAGATGGTCAGCATATGTCAGGTGCTTCTAATAGCACTAGAGCTTTGTTTGGTCCAGGATCAGGTAGAACAGCAGTTATAGATTACGTTACTATAGCCTCCACAGGTAACGCCACAGACTTTGGTGATCCTAGTGTAAGTAGGAATGGTGCTACTGGTGCTGCTAGTGCAACCAGAGCAGTTTTTGGTGGGTCTGGAAATACAATAGATTATGTAACAATAGCATCTACAGGTAACGCACAGGACTTTGGAGATCTAACTTTTTCTAACCAAGCAAGTGAACAGTGGGGTGCTTGTTCTACCTCTCATGGAGGACTTTCATAATGCCTAACTATAATGGCGTGTGGTCACTCACAACACAGTTGCAGTATAATACAGATTGGCAAGCAGATAACGTTCCTCCTTTAACAGGTGATATTGGATTATTTTTTGGATCTGGAAATACAATACAATTTATACAAATTGAAACTTTGGGAAACTCAGTAGATTTTGGTGATATGACTACAGATGCAGAGTTTCCAGGTGTTGTTGCAAGTTCTACTAGAGCAGTTCGTGGTGGAGATGATCAAGCTACAAATGTGATGGACTTTGTGACTATTAATACAAAAGGTAACGCCACAGACTTTGGTGATCTTATTGAAACATCATACGGTGGCCTTGCAGGTTGCGGTAGTAGTACAAGAGGTTTAATAGGTGGTGGTAACATTGGATCAGGACATACAAACGTTATTCAATATGTTACTATTGCAAGTGAAGGTAATGCAACTGACTTCGGTAATTTAAGTGCGGCTAGAGCACTTCTCTCTTCTTTTTCAAGCACAACAAGAGGTATTTGGGGTGGAGGAGATCCTGATGGTGCAAGCACATCAAATGTTATTGATTATGTAACTATTGGATCAACAGGCAATGCTGCAGACTTTGGAGATTTATCATCTGCAAGAAATAATATATGTGGATGTAGTAGTTCCACACGAGGTTTATTTTTTAATGGATTTACTGGATCAGCAACTACAAATATTATTGAGTATGTAACTATATCCTCTACAGGAAATGCTACAGACTTTGGAGATACTTCAGGAGATAGTAGACAGAGAGCAGCTTGTACAAACAGCACAAGAGGTATAGTTGCAGGAGGACAAAGTTTTACTGATACTATTGAGTACGTAACAATATCAAGCACAGGTAATGCACAGGACTTTGGTGATCTTGTAACTGCAGGTCAATCATTTTCTGGAGGTTCAAACTCACATGGAGGGTTAAGTTAGTGTCAACTAGAGACTTCACAGCTAACGTTATATCTGCTACTAAAGTAGTACCTGATGGTAACTTTAAAGATAGCAAAGCATCAGGTGTGTGGGATATCAATGAAGCATTAGATCTTATCAAAGGTGGTAACTGGCCTAACGTAGCTAACATTAACCCTGCTTCTTTTGTTGATGCTTTGTTTTCAGTTGATGTGTGGGATGGTGATGGCACTGATTCAAATACGATTACCAGCGGCATTGACCTAAGTAACAAAGGTGGTTTGCTTTGGATTAAACCAAGAAATG